GACATGTTGCGCAGTTCGGCGAACTGCATGTCCCGCTGGGTGAACTTGCGGTCGACCCACTTCCCGTGTTCCAGGATCGCGACACGGTGGGCGTTGGCGATGCCCTTGTGCTGCTCGTTCCATCGGTCGCGCAGCTCGTCGAACTCGTCATCACCGAGACGGTCGGGGACTTCGATGATCCCGCCGGGCTCCGCCGAGTTGAGGAAGAAGTTGCGGTTCCACTCGGCCGAGTAGCGGGTCGCGTCGAGGTCGGTGAGCAAAGCCTGGACCGGGCCGATGCCTCGGTACGGGTCGGTCGGGTGGGGGGTGCGGATGAAGATGACGTCGTTGATGCCGAGCGCGACCTGCTGCCCGTCCGGGCCGGTGTACATGTAGCCGAGGAGGAACTCCTCAGGGTCCGGGACCGGCTGGATACGGTCCGGGCGGACCGGCCACATCTCCAGCGGGATGTCCACGCCTTCGACGCGGCCGATCACCCACCACGTCTCGCCCGTCAACTGCTTGTGCTGCGCCCCGGCTTCGACGAACTCGGACTGCGTGTAGAAGCGGTTCGGCCGGTTCCACAGGTCGAGGGCCGCGTGCGCGGCGACCGGGGTTCGGTCTTCCTTCTTCCCGGACTTCGCCTTGCGGAAAAGCTGCCACTCGACGCTGGCCTCGGCCTTGGCGGTGCGGTTGACGATGGCGAAGAGGGTGGAGACGGATCCCATTGCGTCGAGCTGCGAGGTGACGCTGCGGCTGGAGCCGAAGATCCCGCGGCCGTAGGACTGGCTGCGGGAGGCGAAGGGGACGGGGGTGTCGGTGGTGCGGGCGCGAAGGTTGCTGGCTGCGTTGGCGAGGGAGCCGAAGAGCGTCTTGCCCACCGGTTACCCCCGTTCGCGTTAGTCGCTGTCGAGCACCCACTGGAGTACGCAGGTGAGGACTCCTCCGGCGATGAGACCAACGCCCATACCGAAGATATTCCAGCATCCTGCTGTGATGAGTGTAAATCCTCCTGTCAACAGGCTCGCAGGCCGCAAATCTTTCAGATTCTTGGGGTTCATGCTCAGCTTCCTCATCCCAGCCACCTCACCCGCGTGCGCCCACCCAGATCGCGCTCGGCGCACATGTAGCGCAGCGAGTCGCAGCCGTGGTCGTTCTGCTTCACCGGCTCTTCCTTCAGCCCGGCCCCATTGCCCGGCTTCACCGCCCACACGTAGCCCGGGATCTCCTCCGATGTCCGCGTCGGCCGGCCCGAGTCCGCAAGCGTCTTGTCCTCCTCGACGAGGCCGCCGCGCATGATGAACAGGCGCGGCTTGCCGTCGCCTTGCGTCTTGAGGCGGGACTGCACGGCCTGGATCCCGTCGGACACGGTCTTCTTCGCCGGGACAGTGCTCATGCCGAGGTGCTTCTCCAGCGTGGCCCGGTCCTCCGCGTCGTGGTCGGTGATGATCGCGCGGGGGCGCGGCTCGTCCGGGTTCTGCCGCATGATCTCCAGGATCTGCTTCGCATGGTCCTCAGCGAGGCGCTTGGTCATGTAGATCTCGCGGACCAAATAGAGCCTGCCATCAGGGTCTTCACGCCAGTCCTGCCAACAGAAGGGGTTGGTGTACCCCAGATCGATCGACCACCAGCGCGTCCAACTGGCGGGCGGCTCGAACCGGTCGACCATGTGGACGCTGTCGTCCCAGCCTTCGAAGACCACACCCTCGGACGCCACCCACAGCCCGTCGCGCAACCGCAGCCGCCGCGCCCCGGTGAGTGCGTCCAGCTTCGCCATGTACTCGGCGCCCGCCTCGGTGTACGTCCCGTCGCGGTTGACGTAGTGGGGGTTGTCCCGATGCGTCGACGTGATCATGCGCATGATCCCGGCGTCCGCCCGCCGCTTGATCCAATGACTTGGATGGGACGGGTTCGTCGTCAACAGGATCTGACGGTACGTCTTCGCGCTACCCCGTAGACGACTGATGAGCGTCTCGTGCAGGTCGAGGCTGATCTCCACCGCCTCGTCCACGAAGATGCGGTCCAGCTCGGCGCTGAGGAACTTCTCCGGCTTGTCGCCGCCGGCCACCAGGATCGTCGACCCGTTGCCGTACCGGAACGCGGCCGGATCCTTGCCCGAGCCGCCGAACCAGCGGACGCTGCCCTCCGCCAACGCTTCCGCGGCGACCTGCTTCTGGAACGAGACGAGGGTGGTGGACGTGAGCGAGATGTGCGTAGCCCGCAACATCAAGCCCCGCATATTGGGGACTTGCATCGCAGTCAGGTGCATCTTCCAGCACGCGGCCAGCGTCTTGCCTGTGCCGGCCCGGCCGACGGCGGCGACTTCGGTGTCCCGGCAGCGCAGCAGGTCGGCGTTGGCGCCGCGGGGTTCGAAGCGGACCGTGGTCGTCACACGACGTCCTGGGGGTCGACCCCGATGACCTGGTAGGTGACGCCGCCGGAGTGTTCGATCTTGTTGGGCTGCTTGAGCCCCCACAGGTCCTGGTACGCCTTGCGCACGTCGAGCGCTACGCGAATGGCCTGCAACTTCGGGCCGTCGTCGGCGAGCGGCTCCTCCTGCCCGGTCTCCGGGTTGCGCCACATCACGATCCGGCCGTGGGAGACGGTGACGTGGTGGCGTTGGAGGATGGCGACGGCCTCGGTGTACAGGGCGTCAAGCTCCTGCGACTCGTCCGCGATCAGCTTGGTGACGGCGGGCCTCGCGACGTCGGCTTTGGCTCGGTCGACGCCGCGTCGGGCTTCGGCGCGGTCGTAGTAGCCGAAGAGGTCGGCCAAGTTTTGGTAGGTGGTGCCGGGGTGGTCGGCGAGGTAGTCGACGGCTGCGGCGTCGCGGCGGACGGTTTTGATGCTGCGGGTGAAGCGGCCGCGTCCGTCGCGTTGGCGACGGAGGTGGGCGGGGGTGGTGTCCGGGTCCGAGCTGTCCGGCTGCTCGGCCGGTACGGGTGGCTCGTTACCGGTAGTCATGGTCTGATGGTAACGACGTGTGCAACCGGGTGGCGGTGGTGCGCACGCAGGTAGGGCCCCGACCGGGTGGCGGTCGGGGCCCTCTGCTGTGCGGGGTGCAGTCAGTCTTTGGCGAAGTTGAGCGCGAACGCGGGCGGCTCCTTCACCACCACGGCGACCGGGGTCCACTCCAACTCGTCGATGTTGTCGACGCGATACACGTACCTGTACGCCTCGGGGGCGAGGTAGAGGCCGAGGCCGTCCTCGGTCCAGACGGCGAGTGCCACGGCCTTGAGGCCCGCCGGTGCCTGCGGCGAGAGGTGCGTGGAGGAGCGGGCCCAGAGGTAGCCGCTGGTGTCTTGCGCTACGACGGCGTTGATCTGCCCCGTGGCCCCGGCGCTGAACCAGCCCCAACTGCCAGCGTGGGCGGGGACGGCGGAGAGGGAGGGCGGGCACGGGTATCCGGGGAGGTCCATGGCGCGTGCCTGCTTTCGGTCGGTCATGCGGTCCATCCTGTCGTGTCGGCGGGTCAGGCGGCCAGCGCGTCGGCCAGCAGTTGGACGCGGTGGGCGATGGGGCAGTCGACGGGGTACAGCACGGTCACCGTGGCGAGGCCGATGGTGCGGGCCGGCTTGTCGTCGGCGACCGGGCGGGCGACCAGGTAGCGGGTGCGGTGGATCGAGTAGGTGCGGATGCGGTCGAGGCGGAAGCTGCGGGCTTCGCCGGTGCTGCGGTCCATGGCCTTGATGACGATGTCGCCGGCGGCGGTGACGGTGAAGTCGTAGATCTCGACGGTGCGGACGGTCTCGACGAGGGCGCCGGTCTTGCGGCCGTTGTCGTCCTTCTCTTCCTTGAGGTAGGCGAGGGTGATGGGGTGCTGGCGGTCGGCGGCCTTGATGAGGCGGGTGAGGGTGGCGGTGGTGGTCTCGGTCTTCGTGTGCCTCATCGTGGTCCCCCTCGTCGTGCCTGACTGGCTATGCCTAGTAGGTTAGGCCTAATCCGTGAGGCGTGTCAAGTAGACTAGGCCTACTCGATTAGGCATACTGGGGGCATGGTCACCCGAGACGACGTCACCAAGATCCGACAGGCCTACGACGAAGCGATCGCCGAAGCCGAGCAGCGGCGCGCCAAGGGCCTCGCCGAAGCCGCCGACCACCTGCCGCAGAAAGAGATCATCGAAGCCACCGGGTACAGCCGAGAGACCGTCAGGCGCCTGATCGCGGAGGGGCGCGCCCTATGACCCGGACTGCGCTGTACCGGGCCTGCGCGGCAGACGACTCGCTGCTCTACGTCGGCGTCACCAACGACACGAAGGCGCGCTGGGAACAGCACGCCAAGGACAAGCCATGGTGGCCGCTGGTCGATTACGTGGACTACCGCTGGTTCTCCACCCGCCCCGAGGCGGAGTTGGCCGAGCAGTTCACCATCGCGCGGGAGTGCCCGCCTCACAATCGGAACATGCCGCCGTGGCGCGCGCCGATGCCAACCGAGCTGGTCGACACATGGCGGGAGACGTTCGACAGCGTGGCGAAGCTGGTCTTCAGCGCGCTCGCTGGTGGTGCCAGCATCGAGGCTGTGGCCGAGGCCGCCGAGTGGCACCCGCGCTACCTCGTCCGCCTCGGGCGGCAGCGCAACATCCCGTGGGCGATGAACTACACAGGCCAGTACGACGACATGCCCGCCGAGGGGTACGTGTGGGAGCGCCCGGTGAGCAGCGAGGGGAACAACGCATGAGCGAGACCGTGCCCGCGCCCGGGACCACCCGCTACCTCTGCCCTCTCGAATGCGGCTGGCACCACGACGTCCCCCCGCCCAGCGCCGACCGGGTAGTTCAGCTCGGCTCTGCTGCCGACCTCACTGGGCTACCGCCGGGCGAGGCGATCAGCGCGATGGCAACGCAGGCGTACCTTCGGGAGGCCGAGCTGACGGAGCGGGCGCTGCGCGAGCACCTGGCCACGCACACCACGGAGCAGTTCGTACGGACGATCCAGGGGCTCCGGGCGGAGGTTGCGCAACTGCGCGGCGCGGGTCTGGTGCGCCCGGGTGAGGAGCCCACCACATGAACGCACGCCTCGTCGAGACGTTGCCAGTCCGGGAGATCGCCGCACACCCCGAGACCATCAAGGCCGTTGGTCTAGACAGGTTCGCCCTGCGGGACGAACTACTGATGATCAGGTGGGGAATCGCCAGTGGGGTCCCGCTCTATGAGGACCCCTCCCTGCCGATCGGCGAGATCCATGGGCGTCCTCGCTCAGATGCCGATCTGGTCCGGCGGCCGATGACGATCAGCAAGGGCAAGTAGCCCCCACCGCATGACGAAGGCCCCGCCCCATCCCGGGAGCGGGGCCCCTGTGTGTCTGCGTCTACCGGGTGTTCTCCTCGATCACGCCCGTCACGATCTTCGACAGCTCGTCGTCCGACAGCCCGTCACACTCCGACGGCCGCTCCGGCTCACCCTTCAACTTCGCCGTCCCCGGCTCGTACTGGGCCTTGATCGCAGTCCGGCAGGCAGCCGGGTCCGGATCGTGGTGGTCGCTTCCGCATCCGACGGCGGCGCCGAGTAGCAGGGTGGCGAGCAGGGTGGCGGTGGTGGTGTGGCGCATGGTGTCCCCCCAGGGCTGATGGTGCCGGGGATCGTAGCGGCGCGCGCTGACAACCGGGCGGGAACGCGGACAGGCCCACCACATCGGGGGGGTGTTGTGGTGGGCCTGTCTCCCAGGGGCCGGTTCGCGGCCGGCGTCCAACCAGTGTGGCAGCCGCGGCTACTTACCGAGGGTGCGAGCGATGAACTCCGCGACCGCGAGGACCGCGAGCATCCCGAGCAGCGCGGCCGTGGACACGTACCGGCCGTCCGGATCCGGCGTGCTCCCCGGGACGCAGACGATCTCCTCGCCGCGCGGGACCAGCCCTCCGTGCTCGGTGTCGCGGTGCTGCTGCCGGTGCTCCTCGGCGGCGCGCCGCGGGCCGGGTGGGGACGAGGCGCGGCACAGACGGCAGCGGTAGACGTAGGGCATCAGGCGCTCTCCAACCGCTCTCCGGCCGACTCTCCACCCGGAGAATCTACGGCCTGACCTGCGTCTCCATCCAGCTCTCCAGGCTCCGGGACGTCGGTCGGGGGGAGGGCCAGGAGGTCGGTCTTACGGACCCCTGAGCGGCCCGCTACGACGCCGATACGGAGGCTGCGTTCGACGGGGATACCGAGGGTTCGCAGGGCCGCCCGGAGCTGGGGATCGGTGCGGTCCTCGTGGCCGGGCAGACGGCGCATCGCGGGGTACAGCTCGCGGAGGTGGATGCCGGAGCGGTTGCCGATGAGGTCGAGGAGCCAGCGGACGAACGCGTCCCGGGTGCCCGGAGCGGCCTCCTCGTCGGGCTCCTCGACGGCGACCGGCGGGGAGACCCACCATGCGACTACACACCATGCGACGACCGCCCCGGGGACAGCGAACTGGGCGACGTCCGGGGCGTGGCCGCAGGCGTACACGGTGACGTACCCGCCGAACGCCACCGCGCCGTACCGCTCCCACCCGTCGAGGTGGTGGCTGAGCAGGGTCCAGCCGCGGCGCAGCAGGAGCCAGGACCCGGAGACGAGGGAGGCCCCCGCCCCGCGGACAGCGAGGAGGGGGCGCAGCTCGGCGCAGATACGGGCCGGGAGCCGAGGCCGGGGCTGCTCCCCTGCGTCCTTGGTGATCTCCATCAGAGGACACCGATCGCGTGCGCGCCGGTGAGAATCAGGGCTTGGGGCAGGCCCCAGATCCCGCCGGCCTGCGCCCACACCCCGGCGGCGACAATCCCTGTGAACGCGGCCTTCCCCGGGGCGAGCTCGCGGAAATACATGAGCGCGGCCAGCCCCAGGGACACGGCGCCCATGCCTGCGGTGCCGAACCCGCCGCCGGTGAACACTCCGGCGAACGCGTTGGACACGTTGGTGCCGATGGTCCAGATCGATCCGGCGCCCATGTAGAAGGTGCCTGCGGCGACTCCGGTCCACTGTGCCTGGTCGGAGGTGAGGCGCTTGCGGATGCGGGACTTCTTCCCCCCGCCCCCGCCGCCGGGTCCGGCCGCGGCACCGCCTCCCTTGGGTTCGCGGATTCCGGCGACGAGGATCACGGTGAGGGCGGTGGCGATGCCGCCGGCTCCGACGGTGCCGAGGATGCGGCCGCCTTCGACGCTGATGGCGGGGGCGGCGGCGATGACGTGGTCGAACATGTTGAACTCCTGGTCAGGCGGCGGGTGCCCAGAGGGCGAGCGCGAGGATGGCGGTGGCGAGGGGGATGCGGGCAGCCCAGGCGAGGCCGGGCCACCAGTGGCGGGTACGCCGGTCCCAGCAGTGGGCGACGATCAGGCAGGTGGCGATGCCGAGGGTGAGCGCGCCGCTGATGCTGTACTGCTGGCCGCAGTCGGCGAGCGCGTGGGCGCACTGCTGGTAGAGGCCGAGGCCCCATCCGGCTCCGGCTGCGGTGGCGTTGTAGAGCGCGGTGCGGGTCTTGGGGCTGAGCGCTGTGGCGGCCCGGTCGGGGATGGCGGTGAGGGTGGCCGGCATGTGGGGGCGCGGGTAGTAGTCGGGGGCCGGGGCGAACACCGGACCGCGCTGCTCCCCCTGCTCGGCGTCGGCCTTGGTGTCGGTGTCGTCGTAGAGGTCGTTCCACCAGTCGTCGGTGGCCATGGTGTCTCCGTGCGCGTCGGGGCCCACGCCGCGGCGGCGCAGCCAGTGGCGGATGCGGCGCTCGTCCGGTCCGGGTTGCGCATCCATCACGCCTCCCGGACGGATGCGTTCGGCCGGTCTGGGAGCTGCGCCTGGATGCGCTGCGCCCGCTTCTGCCCGATGCGCAGCTCGGCTTGAAGCGTCCGCAGGGATACGCGCTGACCGCTCTCGGCGAGTGCGCGCTCGTTGAGTGCAGCGGCGGATGCGAGGAGGGCTGCGTCTGCATCTGCGGTGGGGAGTGCGGCGACTGCACTCGGCGGCTGAGCTGGAAGGAATGCGGGTGCGCACACGTCGGGATGCGGGCGGGCGGCGGGTGTGAAGTCGAGGACCAAGCCGCTGCGCGCATCCGGGTCGGCGACCTCGACGGCCTGCTCGGCTGCACGCTCGAAGTCGTCGGCGGCAGGGGTGGATGCGGTCTGGATGCGGTCGAGTGCGTCGTGGACCTGCCGCATGAGTGCACCGAATGCGATGAGTGCGGCGGACGGGGGGACGGCGGCGACGACGTACTCCATCGGCTGCGCTCCGTTGCCGACGCCGAAGACGTTGAGTGCGATGGAGCCGAGGGATCCGACTGCGGCGAGTGCGTAGGCCCATCCGTCGATTGCGCCGCGGAGGGATGCGCGGAGGACGAGGAGTTCGCCGGCGACGATGAAGAGGTCGACGGTTGCGGGCCATGCCCAGGCGCGGGCGCCTCCGAGGCCGTTGCCGCTGGCGATGTCGTGGAGGTGTTCGTAGGAGAGCCAGAACGCGGCGGCGGTGAGGGCGATGGTGACGATGGCGGCGCCGGCCGCGAGTGCGGCAGTCGGGTTCTTCACGGTGGTCTCCGGGTGGGCGGGAGATGGGGCCGCCCCGAGCGGGGGGAATTTCGCTCGGGGCGGCGGTCGGTGGGGTCAGGTCCAGTCGCGGCGGCCGCGGAAGCGTTGACCGGCTTGGTCGCCGTCGCGGAAGACGCGGGCGCGGTGGCCCTCTCTGCGCTTGCGGGCGGCCGTCTGGCTGGCGGACTCGCGGTCGGGGTACTTCGTCTTGGCGAGCTGGCGGTCGTTGCCGCCGAACAGGTTGCCGAGGCGGCCCATCAGCGGACGCCGGCCCGGGTGCGCAGCCGTGCCGCGTACTCGGCGCGGGTGCTGGTGCGGTGCGGTTCGTAGGACAGGCCGCGGAGGGTGCTGTGGTGGGGCTCGTCTCCGTCGGTGAGTTCGGCGCAGAGGTCGAGTCGGGCTTCCTCGGTCATGGGTTCGTTGGGGTTGACGGCGTTGATGCGGTCGGCGAGGAGGATGAGGAGTGCGCGGGTGGTGTCGTCTGTGGGGGTGGGCTGCTCGCTCATGCCGCCACCGCGCCGGCGGCCGTCAGGTTCTGGTCGGCGCGCTGCCACAGGTCCCGGGCGCGGTGCTCGTCGCCCTGCTGTTCGGCGTCGGCCGCGGCGTTGGCGTAGAGGAGGCCGGCGAGGTGGGTGAGGTGCGCGGCCTCGGCGAGCGCCTCGGGGCTGGGCTGCATGGGGGTGGTGCGGATACCGTGGGTCACGGCTGTTCCTCCTGGTGAAGCAGGTGGATGGCTGGCCCGGACGGGAGGTGCGAACTCCTGTCCGGGCCGTTGTGCATCAGCAGTGCGGACTGCTTGCTCTCGACTGTAGGTGGCACCTACAGTCCATGGCAAGCGGCCCGGCGGACGAAGGGGCCGGAATGGGCGAAGAGGAGGTGCGCCGGGTGACGGACGCGCTTGACGCGGTCGAAGAGATCGCTGACGAGGAGCAGCGGGTGAAGGCGAAGAGCCGGATCATGGCCGAGCAGGTGACGCGCAACAAGGCATGGGCGCAGGAGCGCACACGCTTGATCCGGCGCCTTCACCTTGAGGGCGGCTTGTCGTACCGGCAGATCGCGGCGCGCCTTGAGATCAAGCCGAGCGCTGTGCAGGACGCGTTCCGGAACTACACGGCGGCGGGCGAGTATGCGGGGCGCGGCGGCGGGGCAAGGGTGGAGGAGTAGCGCTATGGCGTACCGGAAGCGCGTCGAGTGGCCGCCGCACGTGCGGCAAGCCTTGTTCGAGGAGGTTCGCCAGGGCATCAAGGACACTCGGGCCGCTCGCGCCGCGTTCAAGAGGAGCGTGTACCGGGCAGTCGAGATGGGCGTTACGACGCGGGAGATCGCCAAGACGCTGGGCATCTCGCAGGCTGCCGTGAGTCGATATCGGATCGAGGGTGAGGCCGAGTATCGGGCTTGTCTGGTGACCGCCGAGTAGCGGCCCTTGCTGCGCCCCGTGTCCCGCGTGCCGGGCCGGGGGCGTTGCCGTGCTCGCGTTTATGATCACCGGCGTGGACCTTCCCGATGATCTGATCAACCTCGAACGTGCCGCCGAGACAGCGCGTGCCCGGATGGCTGGGCTGGGTGACGTAGAGCGTGATGCGCAGCGGCTGGTGTGGCGGGAGGCGGCCGCCCGGGTGCAGGCTGCGATCACCGCGCATGCGACGGCGATCAAGGGCAACCGGTTCGAGGTGGAGGCCGCGGTGAAGCGCGCGGTCCGGCATGAGACCGAGGACCCCGCCGAGTAGCCGGCCTCGGGGTCTGGACGTGGTGATCACCCGGGCGTAGCGTCTGCCGCACCCCGTGAGGGGCCACCTTGGGGATGCCCGGCCCGCTGCTTCGCGGTATGGAGCAGCGGGCCGCGGCGTGTCCGGGCTACGCCCCGGGCGTTCGTCAGGTCGGGTGGCTGCTGCCCTGGCTCATCGGCCACTGACGTCCGCAGCGCACGCATTCGTAGCGGCCGCCCTTGACGGTCTTGATCCAGCCGGGGCGGCCTTTGCTGCTGCACGGGACGACGGCGGTCACGGCTGTTCCTTGATCCATGCGGCGGGTTGGAGGGTGAGGCGTCCGTCGTCGCGGTTCCACCAGTAGGGCTTGCCGAACAGCCAGACGGTGCGGAGGGCGTCGGGGTCTCGGATCACGGTTGCTCCCCGTCGATGGCGTGGGTGAGTTGGTCGAGGAGTCGGCGGACTTGGCCGGGTTCGAGGGTCGTGAGCAGCCACTGGTCGCGGAGGGCGCGGACCCGGGCGAGCTGGTCGGGCACAGGCGCCCACTTCTCGCGGTCGAGAGCGTCGGCGATCTCGGCTGCCGCGTCGGGCATGGAGATGTGGCCGGGGAGTTGCCAGCGTTCGGCGAGGGCGGCGATGCGGTGGCGGAGGCGGTCGCGTTGGCCGTAGGCGTCGGCGGCGCGCTGGCGGGCCTGGTCGCGGTCGGTGTACAGGTGGTCGAGTGCTTCGTCGGTGATGGTGTCGGCGGTGTGGCGGTGGGTCATCGCTGCTTCCTTCGTGCTGCACGTTCCATGGCGCGTCGGGTGGCGCGGTTCGGTGTGGGGTCTGGGGTGTCGTCGGCGATGACGGTCTCGGTGCGGATGAGGTGCTGCTCCCACGTGGCCCCGGGTGTGCCGGCGTGCTCGCCTCGGGGTGTGGACGACGGTCCGGTCATCGCTGCTCGCCTCCGCTGATGTACCGGTAGCCGGTGCTGGTGGGGCGGAGGCGGTCGAGGCGGATGCGGGTGCGGCGGCCGGGCTTGGCGCTGCTGACGGGCAGCCGGGGCTGGTGCAGTTCGACGATCGCGTGGGTGTCGGTGAGTTCGACGATGCGGAGCTTGCGGCCGTAGCTGCGGGGGTCGTTGTCCTGCCAGATTTGGCCGATGGCGGGGGTCGGGGTGTCGGTCATCGAGTCCTCCGGTTGCGGACGGTTCGGGTGAGGGCGCGCCCGCCCCGCCGGATGGTGGTGAGGGCGCAGTAGGCGAACGGGCTGACGATGACCGCGACGGCGGCGACCCAGCCCCAGTCGACGCCGGTCACGACGGCGTTCCGTCTCCCGGTCGGGTGCGCCAGGCGGCGGGGTCGTGCTTGTAGTCGCGGTCGGGCATGACGATCTCGTTGCCGTGCCGGTCGTGGCCGATGACCATGCCGGGACGCAGCCATGGGTTACCTGTGGAGGTGCCGTTGCAGTCGTCGGCGGGGCCGCAGGGGTCGCCTTCGTGGCGGCCGTGGCGGCAGCGGTCGAGGTCGGCGGCGAGCGCGGCCCATACGCCGTCGCTGCTCTGGCTGTTGAGGGTGGGCACGTTGGGCTGGTCGGTGCGGGCGAGGGCGTGTTCGATGCCCGCGATGGTGTTGGTGACCTTGGCGTGCAGCGGGGAGTACATGACGGTCGTGGCGCAGTGCAGTGCCGCGTTGGCCTCGGCGTGCGAGGCGAGGTGGGACTGGGCGTCGATCAACGCGAGTCGGGCCTTCTCCAGTTCGCGGCGGAGGTCGGTGATGGTGGGGTCGGCGTCGGGCATGGATGCCTCTCTTGGGCGCTGTGTGGGCGTGTGCGGGGTTGTGGTGGCGCGGGTGGGGCTCGGGTGGTCCGAGCCCCTGCCGTCGCCTCAGGTGGCCTTGTGTGGTGTCGGATTGGCTGGGCGGGCTTCTGCGGCCCGTTCCGGGGACGGGAGCAGCGAGGGGCCTCCGCCGGGGGTTCGGGCCGCAGACGGCCGCTGAGGGCCCGCCATGCCCGTCGCCACGCCCACGCGACGCCCGCCACCACGACGACGCACACCACCGTCGCGGCGAACGACAGGATCGCGATCCAGTAGGCGAGGGCGCGGCAGGTGACGAACAGAACGTCCACCGCCTCACCGAACTGCGGGCCGGTCACAGCTGGTACCTCGCGTAGTCCCACAGCGGCGCCTGCCCCATCGAGGCCCGGCTCGCCGCCTGCTCGTGCAGCGGGTACTGGAACCACCAGCCGCAGCCTTCCTCCAGCAGATCGCCGTCCTCGTCCGGGGCCCGGCAGTCGAAGCGGACGGCGTTCCCGCAGCCCATGCAGGCCATGAGCCGTCCGCCCTGCATGAAGCGCGGGCAGTCGGTGTCGATGGAGATGCGCCGGTTGCCCTGGCTGCCGCATCCGGGGCAGGTCTCGTCGGGCTGGGTCATCCAGTTGTCGGGGTTCGCGACGGGTTCGTCCATGGGTCAGGCCTCTGTGCCAGTGGCCGCCGCGGCCGTGCACCAGGGGCATCCGGTGACGGGCGTGTGGTGGTGGGTGTCGTGGATGGCTTTGACGTGGATGCAGCGGTCGACGGGCGGGGCGGGCTGGGGCTGCGGCGCCTCGTCGGCCAGGCGGCGTAGCTCGCGTGCGGAGTCGACGTCGTACCGGTCGAACCAGTCGGCGGCGAGATGGTCGGCCCGGTCTGCGGCGGCGAGCAGCGCCATCGCGAGACGGCGGGCACCGAGCGGGCTCATGGGCACGAAGTCGAGCTGCCGCTCCCAGTCGTAGGTCACGTAGGGGTCCGGCTGGGCGACGTAGACGGCGTCTCGGGTCTCCGTCTCGTCGACGGTGCGGATGACCCACAGCGGCTGCCTGGAGGCGTAGGGCGCTTCCTGCATGACGCGCCATTCGTGTCCGGCCATGCTGTGGTCGGGCGGGTTGATCACGTCCGGCTTCGGGCGCTCCGCGCTGTCGGCGAGGGCGACAAGGTGCCGGAGTTCGGTGCGCAGCTCGTCGAGGGTCAGGCCGTCGCTCACTGCTGCGCCCCCTTGGCGTGCTGCTCGCACTCCCAGTTGGCGCCGATGTTCTGGCGGTAGTAATCCATCGTGATCAGCTCCATGCGCAGGCCCTCGCTGTCGGCCCTGTCGCGACTGCGCTTGCGCGGCAGCAGGTGCTGGAGTGCCTGCTCGGCGGTGGCGAGGACCCAGCCGCCGTCACCGTCGACGACCGCGACGAGGGCGGAGACGATGCAGCCGCAGGGTCGGCGTTGGATCCATCCGCAGTCGTCGAGGGGGACGGGCTGGCCGTCGATGGTGACGGTGAGTCCGGAGGTCATCGCTGCGCGGGCGGTGTCAGACATGGTCAGTTCCTTCGGGACGGGTAGGTCTGGACGGTGGTGATGCCGTGGCGTTCGGCGAGGCGGACGCACGCCGTGCAGTCGGCGGTGACCTCGGGGCGGGGCTCCAGTCCCCAGAAGTCGCGGTTCGGCTGGCACAGGACGTCGCCGGTGTCGCGGTGGAGGCGGCCGCTGTTGAGCGGCTGGTTCATCAGCAGGTGGTAGCTGCCGCGGCTGTTGGCGCCCTGCCTGGGGCTGTAGGCGTAGCGGACGTGGGCGGTGGGCGGGCCGTCGGTCGGGTCAGTCATGGCGGTGTGGCCTGCGCTTTCGGTGTGTCGGGGTGGGTGGGTGGC